TTCATGTACTCCTTCTGAAAATCCTTTTAACCAAAGGATAAATTCTTTTGATGTCATAACTATTGTTCTTTTACTATTGAATCGTTTGTTGGTTGATTTTTAAATGTTGCCGCAGGTTGTGGTTGTGGTTTTGGTAATTTGTTTTTAGGAACTAATTGAGTATTATCCATATTAATATGTGTAATCTTTCCTAAACCACTTAATTTATAAGTTCTATATGAATCATTAGATATTATAGGTACTGAACTTACTATTTTTTCATAAAAGTTTTTAGCACCACCTCTAATAGTTAATTCCGTATCTTCGTTTACAAATTTACCAAAGAACTTTTTTATCAATTGTGGATTTACATTTGATACTTTAATTGCATGAACTATATCTTTAGTCTTTGATACAAACAAAGTGTATATAATTGGTGCAGTTGTTTCTGAATAATTTCCTTTTCGTCCATCTATATATGCGTATTCTTTGATTATATAAAAATTACCCCTAACCATCTGATTAGGAGTAACTTTATTTGCATCATCGATGAATCGTCTATATAGTGGATTGAAATTACTCACCTTTCTTTAACATCTTTAATTTAGGTAACTGTAACTGTTGAAACTTAGGTTGTACTTTACTATAAATACCATAATTTCCTAAAATAGAATCAAACAATTCTGTCATTTTTGCTAAACTAAAATTCTGTTTATTTTGTTTTCCCAACTTAGACGATTCAATTTTATATTTATTGTAATTCTTATAAACATCTTTAATTGCGGATAACGCTTTTGAAATGTTTACGTTAAACCACTTTGCTTCTTTTAATAAGAATTGGTCTGCTGCTGATTGGTGTACTTCTTTTAGTTCTCCTTCTAATAATACTGCTCCACTCTTTAAGAAATCCAAATGACCACTCCACCCACTTACAATAACCGGTTTACCCGTCAAACTAAATTCTAATAGAGGTCTACCAAATCCCTCACCTTTTGTGAAGTTTAACATTGCTTTTACTTTTGGATGTTCATACAATCCATTCATTTCAGATTCTGTTAAATCACCATGTAGTAAATAAATAGGAACTTGTCCATAATCTTTACCTAATACTTCTCTAATCTTTTTAATAGTTGCTTCTCTATCCAAAACACTAAACCCTGCGGATGATGTTTTAAGAACTAATGCAGGTTTAACCTTTTCATTCTTAAATGCCATTGCAAATGTTTTAATCATCATTCCAACATTCTTTCTATCCTCTCCCAAATCACCTCTTAACCAATGTCCTACGAATAGAAATGCGAAATCTTCTTTGATTGCATCCAATTCGGTTACATTTTGAACTAAATCAGTTCCAAAATTTTCATTGAATCCTTCAAAAAGAATTTCAATTGGTTTTTCAACTTTGTGTTGTGCAATTAATTTACCAGTTTGTTTATCTGCTTCATTATAAACCGAATCAACTAAACTCTTTTTAGAATGTTCCGATGGTACTATGATTAAATCCATTCTGTTACACCCATGTACCCAATCAATTGGAGAGTGTGTTGTTTCGATTGCCGCAGTTATTCCTATGTTGTAATGTCCTAATGGTTGAAATTCATTTGGAACTGTAACTTGAACGTAAACATCTGGTTTTTCTTGAATACCTGGAATGATATTATCAACTACCCATTTATGAAATTCATTATCATAATTAAGAACATCCATTGGGGTCTGTCCCCAACGAGTGCTAATAATTTTAATATCAAATTTATCTAATTTATATAGAGAATGTAATAAATCTCTTGAGTGGTCACCATATCCACTTCTTGTTGCTACTGGTGCCTGAAATACTAATGTTGGTTTCATACTATAACTCTATTAACTTAAATTTTTTCTTTGGTGTCCAATTTTCAAATGCTCCCCCCATTCCATCAACTAATGTTTTACACATAGCTTCTCTACTTAGTAAACCATCTCCTAACATCCACTTTCTACCTTTCAATGCTGCTGCATCTCTGTCTTCTTTTGGTGTTTTATACCAATCCATAATCAATGGTGCTATATCTTCAAAATCAATTCTATCATCAAAGATATATGGAGTAGGAACTGAACCCGTTGTTGAACGAACTGGCCAAATTGGTTTAACCCAATCTCCCCAAACTACACCTGCTTTTTTATGTCTATCGTGTAATGAACCAATTTCTACATAATCTTCTGCGGTTAATAGTTTACCCGTTGATATATCTCTGAATCCACATTGGTCTTGCAATCCACCGGTTACGTTTACAATAATTGGTGTTCCTGCCATTACAGATTCTGCAGTTGCTAATCCGAATCCTTCATTAGATGCCACATTTATTGTTACATCTCCTAAATTATAAAGATAGTTCAATTGTTCTTCAGAATATCTATTTGGTGCAAATACTACATTTGTTTCAGGTGAACAACACTCTGCTATAGTTCTCGGTAAATCTGTTCCATGCTCTTCCACAGGTTGTGTGTGCATTAATAAACATACTTTACTTCTATGTTCTGGTGCAAGTGCTTCAACAAACTTATCAAATGCCAAAATAACATCAATTGGTTGTTTTCTACGAATGTTTCTATTATTCCAATATAAAACAAAATCGTATTCTTTATCACCAAATATTTCTTTTTTGAAATCAACTGGTACTTCAACTGGCTTATACAATTCGGAATTAATACCATGTGGTACATAACTTACTTGCCAATCCGCAGGTTTAACCCAATGTTTTTCTTTATCCCAACCCCAAACTCTTTTGGTAATACCATAAGTTTGTTTTGAAATACAACCAATCCAATCACAACTTTCGTAATAATCTCTATTGTATTTAGGGTCTGGTAAATCATCCCAAATGTGGTAGAAGAAAAGAGGAACTGATTGACGAACCTCATGCTCCATCTCATATAACCAAATCCAATATCTCGGGTCTGTGAAGTGTAAGATTGCATCTGGTTTTTCAATCATTAACAATTGACGAATAATATCAGGATTACCATAACCATCCGATGGATAAATCTTAACGGAAGCATCTTCAACACCTGTTCTCTTACGAACATCTTCGTTTAAATCTAAAACTTTACCTGCTTCTGGGTGTTTGATTGCTGCTCCTAATTGTACCCAATCGTACTTATCAACCGTTCCCATAACTAATTGTTTGGAAACATTGGCTATTCCACTAGCCATTCGGAGGTCATCCGATAATAATAGTATTTTCTTTTTTGCCATAACTTTTATTTATAATTATATGTATTGGAAATTTAGATTTTCCCATCACATATCCCTCTTTGAGAGAACTCACACCATTTACAATTCTTTTTATTTTTACCAGGATTCTTTGGAAAATCAACCTGTCTATAATCACCATTCTCATCAAATACACTATCCACAAATTCTTTAAATGAATTCCACGCTTTTGTTACAGATGGTTTACCATTTGCAGGTATGTGTTTTGAAATACGAGGTATTGTATAATCAGTAGATTCTGATACTTTACGTTTCAATATGATGAATTCAACATCAATCATATCTTGAGATATATTTAATAATTCCGCATAGAATTTCTTATAAAGAAGAATTTGTGCGTTTTTAATCTCATCTGCTTTTTGGTATTTGTTCCAACCCATCGTAGATGTTTTGAAATCTATAATACGGTAACGAGTTGTAACTCTGTTTCTAACCACCATATCTAAAAATCCTAAAAAACTTACATTTTCAGCAATTTTAGTATTGATAGGTTGTTCGATTGCAACTAACTCATCGTTTGTTAATGAGAAGAAACTATTAAAGTTTTTAGGTTTTTGGAAATAATCTAAGATAAGATTTCCATCTTCTAAAAACTCTACTAGTTCCTCTTTTGTACAAATTGGGTTTGTACCGTCTAATGATTCTTTTAGATACAACTCACGCATCTTCTCTTTCAAGAATGTTTTTGTATCCATTAGTTTATCTGCTTGTGATTTTGAAATACGCAAACATTTATCCAAGTAAGTTTGGAGTGTTTCGTGCATTGCAGTCCCAAATACTAAATGGATATTTGATGTAGAGATGGATAGACCATCAATATAATTCAACTTATACTGATATGGGCATCCGCTCCACATTGAGTATTGACTAAAAGAAACTCTTCCCACTATATTTTAAGTTTAAGTTTGGTAATTTGTTTTGAATCAATACCATATTTTTCACAGATGAACTTAATGTTTTCTCTACCTTCTCTCGAAGAATATAGAATTTCTATGTAATCAATAGCTTGATGTTCAGAACAAATATAATCATTTTTTATGAGATTAACAAGCCATTCTTCATATTTTTCTCCTGCTTTTCCTTTAATATATTTTAGGTAATACTTTCCTTTAGGGATGATGTTTATGTACAACTTATACATTTCCTTCGGTGATAGAGTTTGCGTTAAAGGAAGTATGGTTGCAATGAGTTCTACCCATTCTGGTTTCATCGAAAGGAATCTATTAATCATAAAGTTACTCCATGTCTTAATATCTTCCTCCGATAATTTATCAAAGTAGTTTGGGTCTTGCTCCGATGTAATTGCAGCAATGTGGTCAAATAACTTTTTACCTGCCATTATTCTACTATTGATGATGGTTTATCTCTTAGTTCCAACGGTAATAACTCTTGTAATGCTTTACCACATTGAGTACAAAGATACATTTCAATTGGAATGATTGAATCTTGTGCTTGACCTGTTACTAATCTTGATAATTTTTTGAATCTAAATCCTGGCATAAATACTTTGTTGCCACATTCACAATCCATATCTCTTGCATCATTTATATTGATGCCCATTGGTAATCCTTGTTCCATTACTTTATAATGTTTAAAATTTGAATAATTGTACTCATAAATACGATTTCTTTATCCACTACTAACGCATCTTTGGATATACCCTCTGCAATAGTTAAGATTACATTTGCAGTATTACCGGATGCGTATTCATCTACCCTATCGTATAACATAGAATACATTTCTGAATAATCGTTTAATCTATTATCAGCAACTGCTTGTCTGATATTCATAAACATATTTCTCTTGTCATCATTTGCTTTTAACAAATCTACTAACTTTGTTTGAAAATTAGATTCCACCATAATTTGATGGTCTACTTTCAATTCTCCTTTTGCAGATTGTAATTGGCAAGTATTTAAGATTCTACGAATATCTGGATAATATGAACTAATAATATCAGCTACATTTTTTAAATCGTATTTAATTTTTTCTGCATCCAAAATTCTAGTAACCTGAATTGCAACATCTTTCTTTGTAGGTGGTGTGATTGCAAATGTTTGACATCTACTTTTGATTGGGTCAATAATCTTTTCGTGATAGTTACACGTTAAAATAAATCTACAATGTTTAGAAAACGTTTCCATTAAGTTACGCAAGATTGCTTGTGCGTTTGGAGTCATATAATCAAACTCATCCAAAATGATAATCTTAAATCCTGCAAATCCCATAGATGATGCAAAGTTCTTCACCTTATTACGAACTGTATCTACGTTGTTCTCATCCGATGCGTTGATAATCATACTATCACATTTAATAGTATTTACAATTAGTTTTGCAAGTGTAGT